GACGAACCTCACCGGGGCCGGGACGACGTTCCTCGGCTTCGCGATCGAGCGCGGCGACAACGCCGCCGGCGGAAACGACGACGTCCGGATCCAGGTCGCGGAGGAGGGAGTCGTCGAGCTTCCCGTCGCGATCGCCGCCGGCGCGGCGTTGACGCACATTCACGACGCGGTCTACGCGACCGACTCCGACGTCTTCACGATCGTCTCGACGTCCGCGCAGCAGATCGGCGTGATCGTGGAGATCCCGAAGGCGTCCGTCGGCGACACGTCCGCGCTCTGCAAGGTCTTCTTCCAGGGCATCGGCCGTAGGTCGATCTAGGGCCATGAAGGCGAAGCTCTACGAAGTGGACAACCGCAAGCCCGGGGCCCGGCGCGAGCTGGGCACCGTGGAGCTCGCGGACAAGACGACAACCATCGACGTCGGTCGCGCCGCTCAAAACGGTCGGCTGATCATCGAAGCGATTACGCCGACCGCTACGCCGGCGAAGAGCAGCAAGACAGGAAAGTAGCTTGACGTTCCGCGACCTCATGGCGCGCCATGCCCGGCGCACGCTGACCGACCCGAACAAGTTCGGCGAGTCGATCACATATCACTTTGCATCCGGCGACCCCGACCGAACGGTCCCGGCTCTGGTCAATCGGCAGGGAAGGATCCGCGACGACGACGCGGATCTGAGCCATGAGGTCGCGCACGTCCTTCTACCCGTCGAGGATTCCGATCAGGAGAACGGGATCCCCGGCGTGGCGAAGGGCGACGAGATCACCCTCCCCATCGCTAGCGAAACGTCGACGCCTGTCCGCGCCCGGGTCACTCGGCAGCTCGACGCCTACCCGGGGGCCTTCACGGTCGAGGTCGTTGCATAGTGCCGCTCCAGACCATAGGCGACGACCGGCTCTTCTCGGTCAAGATCGATACGCGCGTCCTCGACGACATCGCGGCGAAGGCACCGCGCGTCGCTTACTTTTGGATGCGGAACTTCATGGGCCAGTCGCTCGGGAAGCACCGGCAGACGTGGCTCCGGAAGAAGGGGATCCGCTTCGGTCGAGGCAAGGCCGGTAGCCGCGCGATCCAGGTTCCGCAAGTCAACGAAGGCCCGGCTGGCGTCCCGCCGGATAACTTCGTGACCTACCGCGTCGTGCCGCGCGACGTTCGTTTCGCGACGCCTCGAGCGGCGCGCGAAGGACTGCGAAAGCTCTTCGGCGAAGCTCAGACCGGATCGATCGCGCTCCGCGTCCACGAGTTCGGCGAGACCGTCCGCTCCGACAATCTCATGGCGATCCCGATCCGCACGCGACCGGGAACTCCGAAGGCGTGGCGGGCCCGATACCCGAAGCGCGCGCTCGTGACGATCAAGACGAAGCGCGGCGGACTGATCCTCTATGAACGACAACGCAAGCGCGGCGGGGCCCGGGTCCGCAAGCGCCGGACGAAGAAGGGCAAGATCGCGAAGTCGCAGCCGAGGACGAAGGTCGACGTCTTGCGTCCGCGCTTCCTGTTGCTGCGCGTCGTCAAGATGAAGAAGACGCTTCAGTTCTACGACACCTGGGAGCAGCTCCGGTCGAGCCGGACGGCAGCGTTCGCGCGGACCATGACCCGAATGGTGAGGGATATCCAAAGTGGCGTCGATACGTGATCTGAACGTTCAAGCGATCGCCGACCGATTGACCGCGGAACTCACGGTAGACGATTGGGCGGTGACGCGGCGCACCGGGACGGACGTCCTGAACCTCGCCAAGAAAGTCGCCGTCGTGATCGACAGCGGGGAGGACCCGGTCTCGATCGATAGCATGACGACGACGAAGGACGTGCGGGTCTCGGTCGCGATCTTCGGGAAGTTCGAAGACGTCGACCCGGTCGTCCACGCCGGCGACGCGATGCGCTACCTCGACGAGCTGCTCGCCGACGTCGAGCGCGCGATCTTCTCGGACCCCGACCTCGGGACCCGACAGGTGATCAACGAAGGCACAGAGAAGGGCGACCCGGAGGAATCGACGATGCTCTCCGGGCAGCTCCGGCTCTCGATCCGCTACCGACACAACAACGACGACCCGAGCACATACGACCCGATGGTCGTGATCTGATGACGATTCACCCGAAGGCACTCCCCCGGCCCTATCTGGTCGAGCGGCACGACGCGCAAGCGATCGAGCAAAGCGACTGGACGACCGGCGTCCTTCTCACGCGCCGGCCCGACCAGGAGGTCGTCCCGGAAGTTCTGTTCCTGTCCTGGGACAATGCGCCCGGGGAGATCGGCAAGGCGATCCGCGACCACTACGCGCAGCACGGGAACACCGCCTTTCTCTGGCGTCACCCTTTGGAGTTGGCCGACATCACGGTCGCCTACAAGGAACCGCCGCAAATCCAATGGAAGAACCGGAGCCAGATCAACGCGCGCGTCGCGCTTGAGGTGGCAACGGCGCACGAATAGGAGGAGCGATGCCGCTCACACGAAAGCAACAGATCTTGGCCGACGTCGAAGTGAGCGACGGCGTTCCCGTGACGCTCACCGCGAACGACGCCGTCCTCGTGTTCGACCCGGATATCAGCGACGACGTGGCGTTTCTCGATCGCGTGCCGGCGGGGTCGACGCTCTCTAGGGAGAACACGCCGCCCGGTCTTACGACGCGACAGAACACGTTTCAAAGCGACCTGGTCGGCTCGGCCGTGGCCGGCACCGCGCCACCGTTCGGCAAGTTCCTGAAGGCCGCCGGCTATCAGGAGATCACTCTCACGGAGATCCCGCTCACCTTGGCGAGCGGTGCCTTTTGGCCCGGCGAGATCGTCACCGACAGCACGAACCGCGCGATCTGTCTCACGCACTCCAGCGGCGCGACGGTCTCCGTGTGGGTCATGCCGTTCGTCGGCACGATCACGACGGGCACTCTCACAGGCGAGAGCAGCGGCTCGACCGGAACGATCGGCACCGTCTCCACGACGAACGAGGGCTTCGCCTACACGACCGATTCACTCCGGCTGATCCAGTTCACGACCACCGGCGTATGGGCGACCTCGGTCGGCTCGACGGCCGTGATCATTCGGAGCGGAGAGGTCGTCGGTGCGATCCAAACGATCCTGAACCCGAGCGGCAACGTCTGGGACTGTGTTCTGCTCTGGGGTGATATCGAAAGCGGCGACACGGTCGACGACGGCACGAACACGGAAACGCTTTCGACGGCCGCGACGCAGACCCGGACGCCGTCGCTCACGATCTGGAACAACAAAGACGGCTTCAAGCGCGTCACCGCCGGAGCCCGCGGCGACTACGCTTGCGCGGCGGAGGGCGGCGCGCCCTTCATCTTCTCTTGGACGTTCACTGGGCAGGCGTCATCGCACACGGATGAGACGCCGGTCGCGACCTCCGGGCTCGGCAGCACCCGGGCCCCGCGGCTCGGGTTCAGCTCGACGGTCGGGATCGGGCTCGCCGGCGCGGGCATGGAGGACGGCTTCTACAAAATGCCGATCAAGTCCGTCGAGATCGCCGGCGCGAACGTCGTCGGGAACCGGATCGACGGCAACGCGCAGGGCGGCTCGATCGGCACCGTGATCACGGACCGGGATCCAACGATCACGATCGAGGTCGAGCAAACCGGGACGTCCTTCGACTGGCTCGCGCACCGCGACGCGGAACAAAACGTGTCGATCGGGATCGTCCTGGGGACGGCGACGATGGAGCGCGTGGGGATCGTGGCGAACAATTGCCAGATCGCGGAGGTTGCGGAAAGCGACTCCGACGGGTTCGCTACGTTCACCGTCACGCTTCGACCGCGCCGCATTCTGGAAGCCGGTGACGACGAACTAATCTTCTTCAACTACTAGGGGCCCCCGCGGCGCGCGGCCCCATCGGAGGCTTGTTCCCGATGGCGATTGCGCTCACACCGACAGCGACGACGACGTTCACTCTTGAGGCAGACCGAGACAAGCCTCCGGAGCAACAGTCGAAGTTCTTTCTCGGGGTTCCCCCGCCGGCCCTGAACGTCTTCCTGTCCGGGCTTGTCCAGGACTGCGGCGGCGACTCCGCCAAGCTCTCGGCCGAATCGACCATGCGTCTCATGTTTGAGATGCTCCGCGCGTGCCTCCGCGGTTGGGAGAACTTCCCCGCCGGCGGTGACCCGATCGAGTTCAAGAGCGAGCGGCACACGCTCTGCGGGATCCCGCTTCAAGCCGCGTCCATGGAGTCGATCGCGCTGCTCGACTGGACGGATGCAATGGAGATCGCGACCGCGGCTCAGGCACAGCAGCGCATCACCCAAGACGACCGAAAAAACTGATCGTGACCGCCGGACTTCTATTCTCTGGAAAGAGCTTCCCGCAGACCTGCACTATCTGCCAGGACAGGTTTCACCCGGACCGCGACCGTCTCCGCAAAGAGTGGGGATGCGACGGCCCGACGGAGATCCCGCAGTTCTCTATGAAGTGTCCATCTTGCGGCGGCGCTTCGGCGACGTGCAAGGAATGCAAGGGGCTAGGGCAAATCGACTTTCACCGATGCCCGAACACCTATGCGAAGCCGATCCACTACGACGTCTGCCGCGCAGCGACATACGTAGAGAACGGGATTCTCCCCGCGTCCGGCGGTCTGTCCGATCAATCCCCGACCTTCGTCGAAGCCCTGGAGATCGTGCGCGCGGAGATCGCGCACTACCGAGCGGAGGCCGCGAACAAGTGAGCCGTTGCCATGGTTGAAAAGAGACAACTTGCGATCGAGGCGCGCGTCCGCGACTTCGCCACGGCAACCCTGAAGCGGATCCAGGCGAGCGCGGCGCGCTTCGGATCGAAGCTCCGCGGGACGTTCCGCTCCGTCTTCAAGGCGGTCACCTCGACGCGGACGGCGTTGGTCGGCTTCGTTGCCGTCCTCGCCGTTCGTCGGATCAAGGGCTTCGTCGACAGCTTGCGCGAGAACCTCGACGTCCTGGGGAAGACCTCGGACCGGCTCGGGGTGACGACCGAATCGCTGTCGGCGATGAACTTCCAAGCGAAGCTCGCCGGCCTGAGCCAGCAAGAGCTTTCGAACGCTATCGCGCTCTTCTCGCGCAACGTCGAGAACGCCGCGGCCGGCGCGAAGATGCAAGTCGACGCGCTGGCAAAGCTCGGCTTGACGACCTCGGATTTCGCCGGCGATCAGCTCGATCTCGTCGAGGTCTTCGGCAAGGTCGCGACCGGCCTCGGCGGAGTGAACGAGGCGACCGAGCGGACGAATATCCTCCTGAGCTTGTTCGGCCGCTCTGGCGCGAAGCTCGCGCCGCTCCTGAAGCAAGGCGAAGAAGGGATCCGCAAGCTCGCGGCCGAAGCCGAAAAGCTCGGGCTCGTGTTCTCCCGGGATGAGATCCGGCGCGTCGAGGACTTCAACGACGCGGTGACGCGGCTCACGGCTTCGGTCGAGGGGACGTTTCAGCGGCTCTTCGTCGAGATCGCGCCGGTCATTCAAACGTTTGTCGACGAGTTCCGGGCGTCCTTCGTCGAGGCGGCCGGCGACGTCAAGACCGCGGCGCGCGGGGTCGCGGACTCCCTGATCGATATCACGGAGGACGTAACGAACTTCTGGATCGAGGCGCGCGGGGTCATCGACGATATTGTCTCGTTCTTCGAAACCTCCCTGAACCGGATCGCGCAAGCCGCGATCGCGCTCCAGATCCTCTTTCAGAAGGTTCTCGTCGGGCTCGGCACGAGCGACGAACTATCCCGGCTCGCGCGCCAGGGCGAAGAGCTGCGGATCGAGCTGCGCAAGATCGGCGAGGCCGCGCAGCAAGCCGCACGAGAGCAAGAGGTCGCGCTCGCGAGGTCGACGGCGTTCTTCGACGAGATCCGCGCGAAGCTCGCGGAGGTCCGCGCCGAAGCGGACAAGACCGCGGAGGCGCAGAAGAAGGCGGACGCAGCCGCGGCGAAGCGCGGCGGCCCGACGGTCTTCGAGTCGATCCTTCAAGGCGCGAAGCAAGCCGGCGAGGCGATCTCCGATCTCACCCTGGTCGCGTCGCAAGCCGGCGGCGCGTTCGTCCGGTCGTTCGGCTCGGCGCTGACGAACACGTTCACGGATATCATCACGGGCACGAAGAAAGCCAGCGACGCCTTCAAGGAACTCGCGAAGAACGTCCTTCGCTCCCTGGCGCAGATCATCTCGAAGCTCGCGGCCGCGGCCGTCGTGAAGACGATTTTCGGCGGCGGCTTCAGTAGCTTCGAGACCGGCGGCGTCCAGGACGGCGCGCCCGGGAAGGTTCTGGAGTTCGCGAAGGGCGGCGTCTCCCCGCGGCGGTTCGCGGCGCGCGCGTTCCAGGACGGGGGCGTCGCCAGCGGCCCGACCCTCGCGCTCTTCGGCGAAGGGAAGAAGCGCGAGGCATTCGTCCCGCTGCCCGACAACCGATCGATCCCTGTCACGCTCACCGGCGGGCAGGGCGCGACGACGAACATCTTCGAGATCCGCGCGATCGACTCGCGCGGGGTTCGGGAGATGCTGATCGAGAACCAAGGGACGATCAAGGCGATCTACGGGAACTCCCTGGAGACCACGACGCAGCAACGCCATACGGTGCAAAGGGCGGTCTCTTGACGCTCTATGGAGGGATCCACCGACTGCCAGGAAAGACCCGCGTCACGACTGTCGGGAGCTTCCCCAATGACGGCTGGGTCGAGGTCGGCAGACTCCCGAACACGAAACTCCCGACGCTGCCCGGACGCTACGCGCTCCAGGTCATGGGGAAGGTCGGCTACACGCAGTGGTCGGGCAACCTCCCGGACAATGGGATGGTTCAGGTCCGGCTTGGCGACACGAGCGGATTCCGCCACCCGGACTACGCGCATCAGTTCTCGATCAAAGCCGCGTTGGGACCGCTGAACGGGATCCCGTTCTCGTTCATGGCCATACTCGACGGAGCCGGGAGCGGCATCACCGACCCGCTCTGGGGTGGCACATGGACGGGAGCCGAAGAACTGCGCGTAATGGCGCGGACCTACCGCAACGGAGACGCGCCGACCTACTCGGCAGAGTTCGACGTCGCGGATCTGGTCTTCATGTGGTGGAACCTCGACGACATTCCCGCCGCGAGCTACTACGCCGAAGATCACTGGCCCGCGACGCCTACGGTGATCGGGCCGCTCGCCGGCGGCTTTCAGCCGGTCTTCGCGGCGTCCGGTCTTGTCGGAGCGATCGGCGAGGACTGGCTCCACATGTTCGCGACGGACTACACGCCGCGCGACTCCGTGCAGTATCGCGGGCCGTGGATGCAAAGCGGCTACCTCACCGCGGGCTCGTGGGGGAACTTCGTCTCGAAGGTCGGGACGCACCGATGGGGGAAGGGTCATCAGGCAGGCGTGTATCGAGCGACGACGGCGGAACAGACGCGCTTCTCCGGCGGCGCGTTCTTCCCGTTGACGCAGCCGACCGGCGCAGGATTCGCGCCCGCGATCCGCGCGAAGGATACGCACAACTTCGCCGGAGCCGGGACGCTGCTCCACAAGTATCGGCTTCTCTCGATCAAGCTCGACGACCTGGTCGACGTCGATTGGGTCACGCACGCGAGCCAAAGCGTGTGCGTCGACTATGGGGTTCAGACCTACATCGCGTGGGAGCCGGCGCTCGCGATCGCCTCGCAGCCGACCGTCCTCATGCACGGCATCCCGCGCGTCCTCCCCGGGACGAACATGTCCTACGATTGGGTCATCACGAGCAACGAAGCCCGGCTCTTCTGGGAATCCCTGTTGCACGGCGACACGCGATCCCCGGATGAGGGGATCTCGACGATCGCGGCATTCACGCGCGGCATCGGCGCGAGCGCGTTCTCCGGTAGCCGCGAGGTCGCCTACAACGCTTTCTCCTGGCAGGATGCGCTTACGGCACCGACCGGGTTGGTCCGCGACCTGAACGACGTTCACTTCGTGCAGTTCAATTTCGAGACCGACCCGAGCCGCGTGGTCCCGGTGCCGGCGATCCCGGGGACGCCGATCGTGATCGTCCCGGCCCGCGAGGCGATCGACACCGCGTCTCTGAGCGAGCCACCGCACGACCCCGACGGGGAGGTGAACGAGACGGCCGGGATGCCCTACGAACGAATCTCCGGCGTCTCCGGCTACGTCCGGCAGTGGCCGCAATACACCGGCCCCCGCCGCATCTTCTCTCTCGTGCATCGCGCGCGCACGAAGGCAGAGGCCGACGCGCTGCTCGTGTTCTACCGCGCGAACCCCGCCTTCAAGTGGACGCCGCAGCACGAGACCGCGAACGTCCCGCTCGTGATCACGCAGCGACCGACCGCAGTCCCGAGCGCTCCAGCTCACTACGACGTAACGCTCCAGGCGACGGAGCTCGTGTTCGTGGGTCCGTGACGAAATGCCGATCTCCCTCCCACAAGGTTTCAAAGACGAAGGCGAGCGGCCGCGGCAGACCTCGCCGTGGATCTGGCTCTATGAGATCCAGGTGATCCCGCCGGCCGTCGGGGTTCAGGAGGTCTTGTTCCGCTTCACGAACTTCCCGGAGCAAGTTTATTGGCCGAACGCCGTCGTCGCGCCGCCGGGCAAGCATTGGTATCCGTTCCCGATCACGCAAACGCCGGTCGAGGAGTCCGGCGAAGGCGACCTCCCGCAGATCGACTTGTCGGTGTCGAACGTCTCGCGCGAGGTCATGCCCTATATGCACACGGCGGACGGGTTCCAGGGGAACCTGGTGACCGCGTATCTGATCAACTACGCGGGGAAGGACATTGCCTACCCGGCGCACGAGTTCCTTCAGTTCGACTTCGAGATCGCCGGCAGCTCGGCCAACGCCGAAGCCGTGACGTTCCGACTTGAGCTTCCGAACTTCTTCAATCGCAAGAGCCCGCAGAACCGCTACAGCGCGTCGCGGTGCCGCTGGAAGTTCGGCGGGCCCGAGTGTGCGTATCCGGTCAACGCCGCCGCGGCCTTCACGTCTTGCGGGAAGACCCCGGACGATTGCATCGCGCGCGGCGACGACGAAGCCGCGCGGAATCTCCCCGTCCTTCACCCTCTCCGCTTCGGCGCGTTCCTCGGCATCCCGCAGCAGCGCAATCTATGACATTCCTCCGCGAGCTACTGGCGACACCGTTCCGGCTACGCGGCCGGACCGTAGGGGTCGGGCTCGACTGTCTCGGGGTCACGCTCGCGCTCGCATCGTCGCGCGGCGTGACGGATACGCCGGATCCCTGGCGCGTCGTCGCGGAGAGTTGGGCCCGCGGCGAGCTGCCGCCGGCGAACGGCTTTCCCCCGGGTTGGCAGCAAGTCGACGCGGGGGCCCCGCAGGACGACGACGTCGCGCTCTTCACGGACAAGATGTCCGGAGCGTTCGTCGGGGTCGGCTACGTTCTCGGCGGTCACATCTTCACGGCGTCCGCGTCGACGGGGGTCTACCGCGCTCCCGCCGGCCGGTTCACGATCGCGCAGCTCTGGAGGGAATCGGCGTGATCCGGCTTCACATCAAGATCGGGATTCTCGGAGAAGCGGGGACGTTCACGAACCGGATCGAGTGGACCGGCCAAAGCGCGACCGACATCATCGCGATCTTTCACGAGCACGTTCCGCAGGTCCAAGACGTCGCGGTCTCGTGCAACGGCCGGCTATTGACCGCCGGCGAGCTGACGCTCTCTCTCCCCGACGACTGCGACCTCGTGATCGCGCCCGAGCTTCACTTGGAGGTCATCGCGACGGCGCTTGTCTACGCGCTGATCTCGGCGGCCGTCGGGTTCGCGGTCAACTACGTCATGTCGCTACTAATGCCGCCCCCGAAGCCGGACGGCGTGCAGCAGGACCGCGGCGACGAAGCCTCCCCGACGAACGCATGGGACGGAGTCCAGACCAACTACGGGCAAGGGCTGATCGTTCCCTACGTCTACGGCCGGCGCGTTCTCGGCGGGCAGGTGATCTATACGGACGTCTTCGGGACGTCCGCCGGTGGATCGGTGCAAGAGTTCCTCCGCGTGATCCTCGCGCTCACGGAGGGCCGGATCCACAAGATCGGCGGACTCGACGGCGGACTCTTCGGCGAGGCGAACGGGCTCGGCGGCTTTGCCGGCGGAGTCACGGGCGGCACGATCCCTACCGGGATCCGTGTGAACGGGAACGTCCTGGACTCGACGAACTTCCTACCCGGCGCGAAGGTCTGGTTCCGTGCCGGCGAGCTGGATCAGAGTCCGCCCCCGCTCCCGTTCGTCGGTGCGACGTCGACCCTCGTAGTCTCCGAGCAGCTCGACGACGAGAACGTCGAGGCGATCTTTACGGTCACGGCGTCGGCCGCCGATATCTCCCTGATCACGTTCCTGATCGCCTTCCCCGCCGGCCTGTATCAACAGGACGCGCAAGGCAACATCGGCCCCTACCCGGTGACGTTCGAAGTCACTTGGCGCGAGCCCGGCGCGAGCTTCTGGCAGTTTTTCTTCCGGCCGCAGACGACGCAACCGTTGACCTCGGTCACGGTCGGGCAAGGGCAAGCCCGGCTCGGCTCGGAGGTCTTGTCGTTCGGCGGCGCGCTGCCGATGGCCGGCGTCCGGGCACCGATCGAGGTCCGCGTGAAGCGCATCACGCCGCAGGGCGGGACGAACGTCGTCTCTTCTGCTCTCTGGCGACAGAGCGGCGTGAACTTCAATCACACGTTCGCCTATCCGCGCGTCGCGTGGCTCGGCCTGGAGATGCTCGCGACGTCGAAGGTCTCGGGCGGGATGCCGCAATACGAAATCCCGGTCGACGGGCTCCGCGTCCGGGTCTACGACACCGGCGTCGACGCCTCGCCGTCGGAGGCGCGCTACTGGGACATCCCCGCGGCCGGGGATCCCTACGTCGGGATCTGGACCTACCCGGTCGGGCAGAACCCGGCATGGGTCCTCGCGGACTTCCTGACGTCGCCCTGGGGTCTCGGCGAATGGCTGAACGACACGAACGTCGATTGGGATCGGTTCGCCGAGTGGGCGGTCTTCTGCGACGAAGAGCCGAACGGCGCGGGATGGTCCGAGCCGCGGTGCGCGATCGATCTCGTCGCTGACGTCCCGCGGCCCGCGTGGGAGATCGTGCTCGCGATCTGCCGGGCCGGTCACGCGATGCCGGTCATGAGAGGGAAGACGATCAGCGTCGTCTACCAGTATCGCGACGCTCACTCCGCCGGCGCGGTGAGCGTTCCGGCGAAGGCACCGCTCCAGCTCTTCACGAGCGGCAACGTCGAGGACTTGCAAACGACGTGGCTCCCGAAGGCGAACCGGCCGACGGTCGTGCATTACCAGTTCAACAACGCGGACAAGAACTACGCGCCGGATGTTCTGCCGATCGAGGATCTCGAAGCGCTCCTGGGGGACCCGACCTCGGCGAACCCGGACAAGTATCGGCCGGAGACGATCCAGGCGTTCGGGATCGTGCGATCGTCCCAGCTCGTGCGCGACGGCCTCTTCTATCACCGGGCGAACCGGCTGATCACCCGGGAGGTATCGTTCCGAACCGGACCATGGGCACTCGGCGCGGAGAACGGCGATCTAGTGGAGGTCGAGCACGACGTCTTGAGACCGTTCGACACCGACGTCCCGCTCGGGATGCAAGTCACGGTCGGCGGTGCCGCGACGGCGACGGTCACTGTCGACCACGCGGTGACGATCGGCGGCTCGACTCTCGAGATCGTCGTCCGCAATCCGGACGGGGCCCCCGAGCGTTCGGACATCAGCACGGCGACCCCGGTCACCGGCGGGACCCAGCTCGGACTCGTGGGGACCGTGACCGTCGACGCCGGCGCGCCGTGCTCGGTCGGCGTCAAAGACAAGATCACCGAGGTCTATCAGATCGTTTCGGCCAACCTGGCGCAGACCGGGAAGCGCGAGGTCCGCGTGCTCGAATGGCAGCCGACGCTCTACGACGAACCCGACTCCGACGCGGTCGACGCGGCACCGCCGGACCATTTGCCGACGCAATCCGACGCGCAGGACGCAGACGACGCGGCGACCGATCTGAAGATCATCGCGAAGCCCGACGGTGGCGGGCACCTCGTGACGTGGAGCAAGCCACCGAACCGTGAGAAGTCGCTCTGTCGCGTCTACGCGCGACCCGAAGGTCTCGACTTCTGGACGATCGCCGGCGAGACTGCCGAGAGCTTCGAGTCGATCAACGTCACGCCGTTCTCGACCTACGAAGTCGCCGTCGTGGTCGAGAATGCCCTGGGAGTGTTCCCGCTCCCCGACGACCAGACGATCGCGACGATCGTCCCCGGGGAGTTCCCGCCGATCAGTCCGCCGCGCGTGACGAACGTCCGGGCAACGGAGGTCGAGGACGGGATCCGCTACGAATGGGACGCGCTTGAGGTCGACGGCTTGGACTACTATGAAGTCCGCGCGGGGGCATACTTCGCGACCGCCGCTGTCCGTTACCGTGGAACGACCCCGGCGTTCTTCGACGTCGCGCCGCCACAAGCCTCCGGGGAGGTCTTCATCTCCGCTCGATCCACTTCCGGGCTCTACAGCTACACGACCGCGAGCGTCGCGGCCGGGGGCTGGACTCCGCCCGGGACGGCCGCAGTGATCACGCGCTCCGAGCTTCCAACCCCGACCGGCTCACTGTCGGGCCTGTCCTACGCCGCGTCGCCGACCGGCAAGGGGAACGGCGTGATCAAGATCGACGACGGGGTCTCGGTTGGCACGTATGAGACGCTGGAGCTCGACGCCGGCTATCAGGCTCCGTTCTTCTGGAAGGTCGGCAGAGACCACCAGGAGATCGACGTCGCGGCGGAGGTCGACGACCTCGACTTCGCGCTCGACAGCGGCGAGGCCCGTTGGCGCACGGTTGACACCCGGCCCGCGAGCCCTGGGATCACCGGCGTCGACTGGCAAACCACGGTCGACGATCTCAGCTACCCGATCGACGACGTCGCCGACGACCTCCGGGTTCAGGGTCACGTCGGCGAGGCCGGCACACATACGACGATGCTTGTCGAGTCGCGCTTTTACACCGACGGCGTTTGGGGCTCCTGGCTCACGCATGTCGACCGCGTCGTCGTCGCCTCCAAGATTCAAGTCCGTATCACGCTCGGTCGCGAGTCGTCCGGATACGCCGCCTATTGCACCGAACTTGCCTTGACCGCCTACCTCTGAGGATCCCTCTAATGTCCCAATCCTGGACGCTCCCCTTCGTCGGCTCGGACTTCGTGAACCAGATCCTCAAGACCGACGTGAACGACTTCGCCGACGCGCTGCGGACGCTGCACTCCGGATCCTCGGAACCGTCGAGCATGGTCGGTCTCATGCTCTGGGCCGACACGACCGCGAACAAGGTAAAGCAACGCGACGCCGGCTCGACGGCGTGGGCCGATCTCTGGCGCATCGGGCAACCGGCGAACCGCGTGATCCACGACTCCGGCGAGGTCGGCACCGTGAGCGCGAGCGTGAACATCTTCGCGAACACCGGCGACAGCGCGCGCACCGTCGAGCGCGTCGTGATCCTCAGCTCCGCGGGTTCGACGTCGAGCAGCGGGAACGAGGTCACCTTCCAGCTCCGGAACCTGACGCAATCTCTCAACCTGTTCTCCGGAACGGTCGGGACGTTCACCGCGCTCGGCGGCGTCGGCGGCGGCGCGGAGATCGTTGCCAGCACGGCATGGATCCTTCTCCCCGATCAAAACGCGACGATCGCGCAGGACGACGTCCTGGAGCTTCAGATTACCTACGTCGGCGCGCCGACCGCGACGTTGACGCGCTTCAAGTTCCAGATCGAGGCGTCCTAACCGATGGGAAACTACCGGGACGGGACCTCCGCGATCGCGGGCGACGTCGTGCTCCTCGCCGGCAAGGTGCGCCGGATCGAGACGGGCGACGTCGTCGCGGTGATCGGTAGCGGGGCCCAAGATGCGGTCCGGGTCGAGGACGGGGATACGCTGAAGGTCGACAAAATCCTCCTCTCGAACGCCGCGGAGACAGTCGCGAAGCTCTGGACGTTCACCGTCGGCGTTGCAACGGACGACATCTCAGAGCGGACCGCAGATGCCGGCGTCACAGTCGACAGCGTCGAGCTGAAGGACGGCGAGGTCGACGGCGTCGACATGCTGTCCGGGCTCTGGCGCATCGTCAAAAAGGACCGCGTCGCGGTCACGCGCACAAACTCGACGACCCACATCACCGATACCTACACGGTCGACGCCGACAGTCTCGGCGCGGACGGCGGGATCCGGGGCCGTGTGATGGGGTGGTATGAAAACACGAGCGGTTCGAACAAGAGCTTCATTGTGAAGATCTCGTTCGGGTCGACGGTTCTGTTCCAGGATACCGACAGCATCGCGAGCGGGACCGGCAAGCGCGCCATCGTGGTTGACTTCGAGATGTTCAATGCAAACTCCACCGCGGTCCAGGAACTCCGCGCGCTGATCGCGATCGGGACCAACGGCAACGCGACAGTCGGCTACGGCAATATGGATATCGGCGGCGGATCCGGTCGAGTCCACGGCAGCGCGGCTTGCACGGAGGACACGACGACGGACCTCGTTCTCACCGTCGAGCTTTGGACCTCGACAACGGCCTCGACGGTCACATTGCAACGGGATTCGATTATGCTGGAACTGAACGGGACCTAGAAACCATGACGGACGCGATTACAAAGACCCAAGTAGCGGCGTTCCTCCGCGGCATCGAAGCCGACGCTTCGGAGTCCGCGATCATCCGCCTTGCGGCAGCAAGGGCGGCGGACAGTCTCGACGCGAGCTGCGCGAACGGGGTCATCCGCACATTGCAAGGTGCATTCACGAACGGCACGGACGACACGGTAAAGCTCACGTCCATTCTCGTCGCCGGCGCTCTGGCGCTCACGTGTTGCCCGGACCTCCCGGCGGAGCTGTAAGCAATGTCTCCACAGCTCACAAAGACAGCGGTCGCGGCCTTCATGCGAGGCATTCACGGGAACACGGGAGAGCCGGCGATCGTTCGCGGCGCGGCGGGCCTGACGGCTGACGCAATCGAAACCGGACACGTCGACAGCTTGCTCCGGGAACTGAAGGCGATCGCCGAAGATCCCGGCATGAGTAACGAGACCAGAGTGACCGCGATTTTGACCGGCGGCGGCCTCGCCATGACCGCGAGCCCCGACCTTCCGGCCGAGACATAAGGCACAAGGATACCCACAAGTGGGGGGGCTCCATGCTGGAGCTCGACAACCCAAGGATGGTGGCGCGTTGAATGAGCAACAGAGAGAAGACAGCGAGCGAAAAGCACCGGCGGGAATGGTGGGTAGCTACCCTCCAGCGGGCGGCGGTCCCTATCGCAACGGCCGCGCTGGGGTTCGCGGTATCGACCATGATCTGGCAGGCGAAACACGAAGCGCTACCGCACCGGACGACGCCGGAACTCCTGGACCTGGAGCATCGGTTGACGTCGATCGAGGCGAATCGCTTCACGTCCGAGGATGGGCGATCCTTGGAAGCCCGGATCCGGAAGGCTTTGGCCGATGCCGTCCGGGAGATCGGGAAGGACGTCGAGGGAATCGACCACCGGCTCCGACGTCTAGAGAATTGACGGCATGGGTCGCCGTCGATCTCGCGTCGTTCATCCTCTGCGGCGCGTGGATCGCGCGGGCCGCCCTACTCTGAAACGGAGACCCTATGTCCTGGAAGAAGTTCCAAGCTCTAGGCGGCGTCGTCGTCGCTATCGCCGTGTCCGCGCTGATCCTCTCGGCTTGCCAGTATGCGAGCCCGGCCGGCGTCGCAGCACTCGAAGCCGTCGGCCGCCAGATGCTCGCTAATGGCGAGCTGTCGCAAGAGAAGTTCGACGCGATGATGGCCGCGCTCAACGCACCCGGCGGCCCCGACTGGGTCGCGATCGCCGCGATCGTCGGTAACTACGTCGTGACGATGTTCGGCCTCCCGGCCTTCATCAAGCACCAAGCGAAGAAGACCGGCTCGCGGCTCGGCGGCGGCACCGCCCCGACTCCGTGATCGGTCCAATCCGGGCCCCGGATCTTCGAGATAACCCCGGGGTCGAGAGGGCAAACTCGCCCTTCCGTGCAAGTTCCCGAGCCAAAAGCAAAGGACTTACATCGATCGGCGCGCGCCTGGTGCTCGCCTTCTCGGCACTCGCGGCCCCGCTCCAGGCGCAACCGCCTTACGACTTCTACGTCGCGGTCGGGTCCGACTGGCAATGGGGGACGTGTTGCTACAACGCGCACCTGATCCGCGGAGTGACGCCGCTACTCCTGAACCTTTGGCGACCGATGCCGGCGGCGTTCTTGCAGCCCGGCGACCTCACGCAATGGGCGACGCTTCCCGAGTTCGCCTTCGCCGGCCGCGTGCTCGATCACATCACGGTTCCGGTGTTCACGACCTACGGGAACCACGACCTCGACAGGCATCCGCCGGCGTGGCCGGCGTCGCTCTCGGGATGGTCGACGCTGCCGGCACCGCACAACGTCCCGTATCGGTTCGCGACGTTCTCGACTCCGCTCGGTCCGGTCGCTGTCCTGTCGGTCGGCTTCCTGATCCCGGACGACCACATAGCATGGGCGCGCGCGCAGCTCGACGCGAACCCGACGATCCCGGTGATCCTTCTCACTCATTCGTGGTCAACGGGCGACCCGGGTTTCTTGTGGACGGGCGGCAGCGATCCGGACCACGCGACGACGAACTCCCCGGCCGAAGCGTTCGTGAAACTTGTCGAGCCCTACCCGCAGATCCGCGTCGCGTTGTCGGGTCACGGATACGGGATCGCGCGGCGCACCGACACGACCGCGCTCGGCGTGACCGTTTCGAGTCACTCGTTCAATTTGCAGGGCGATCCCTACGGCGGGAACGAGTGGCTCCGACTCATGGCGTTCCGCGGCCGGACCCTGGACCTTTGGACGTTCGCCCCTACGGGCGTCCCGGCGTCGTCGATCAATCGGACCGAAGCGGTGCTCGGGATCGATCTCGGGCAAGCCTTGACCGACCCTGTCCCCATTGCGACGCATCACTACGGACCGGGTGAGATCGAGGACACGTGGGTCCGCCCGATCTGGGGAGGGGCGACGACGAACCCGTCGAGCCCGATCATCTACGGCGCGCGCAACACGGGCTCGGGGACCGCGCGCGAACACGGACTCCTGAAGTTCCGCGACCCGACGATCCCCGCGGCCGTCGCCGGCGCGAGTCGCGCGATGCTCACGTTCACGAAGGGCGGATACCAGACGGAGGGAGCGCTCGCGTTTCACGAGATGCTCCGCCCGTGGAGCGATGGCGACTCGTGGAACACGCTCGGCGGGTTGGTCGCCGGCGTGGACTACGTGACGGCCCCGGCCTTCGAGCTGCCGCACGTTCGGAAGTTCACCTGGAACGTCCCGATCACCTCGGTCCCGGCTCACGGCTGGGTCATCCTGGGGACCTCGACGGGCCGCGGGGGGATCCGTAGCTCCGAGGATCCAGAGGGACCCGTCCTCACGGTCGTCCGGTAGCACCGGATACGAAAAAGGCGGCGCGCCCGCGTATTGGCGCGCCGCCCGGAGGACAGAAGAATCGAGAGCAGAGGTCGCCGGCGGGGGGCGGTTTGGGAGCGGGGGGCCCACCGACGACCCGAAGGGGGCAGAATGCCACCGTCCGCGGACGGTGGCAAGGGCTGGCGGCCCTGGCGCTGTCCTCCCGGTGCGATCGGTCGAATCTCGGCCGAGCCCCACACGGGCGATTCTGCGGGCTCTGGCGGAAAGAGCGGAAATTGTGGGATCCGGTGGAATCGTGGGGCTCCAGTCCGTAGACCCGGGTGGCCGACACAAGGCAGTCGGCGCGCTTTCTCAACAACGGAGGCAACCATGACCGAACAACACTTCCGGGTCGCCGGAGTCTGGACGCCGCAGGCGTCCGTCCTTTGCTGGAGCTGCCACGGCTCGACGTGGCATCTCTCCGGGAAGCCCGTCCCCGACTTCGACCGGATCTCGACCGAAGAAGCCGACACGAACGAAGCGACCGGCGTCACGGTGTGCGACGAATGCGGCCGGGGGATCGTCGTCGATCTGTCGATCGCGAGAGAGCACGACCTCGCGCGCCGGCTGAAGGCGGATGGCTTCGACGCGCACATGGCGCAGACCGGCGGTATGTGTTCCGCGATGAGCGTGAGCGTCGAGGACTGCCCGACCTACTTTCTCGCGACCGACGCGGAGGAATACACGACGGACACGGAGCCCGGCTCGTTCCTGGTCTGCCGCTACTCGACGGTCTTCGAGGACTCGAACGGCCAGATCGTTGACGAACCCGAGTTCGACGGCGAGCATGACAACGGATGGAGCGACGACGGTGGCGGCACCTACCCGGCCGCCGACGCGGTGCGTCTGATCGAGCGCGCGATCCAGGTCGAGCGCGCGGCGCGGAAGTGGTCCTCGATCCTCGTCGATGCGTTCGGCGGGATCGCTCAGGTGATCGTGAAGGGCGCGGATATCAACGACCTCCCCGCCGGGGACGCCTTCGCCTTTCGCCGGATGCTCGACGACAAGGATCCGGGGATGGCCGCCGACGTCTGGGGTGAGATGCGTCGGCTTCAGCTCTTCAACCCGCGCGGCGCGTGATCCCTTGCGTCCTGTTCGCGTCCTCTCCGTATGCACGGGGATCGGAGGTCTCGACCTCGGCGTCCGAGCTGTTCTGCGAATGGCTCGGACGCTTTGCTACGTGGAGAGGGAAGCATTCGTCTTGCGCTGTCTGGCGGCAGCGATGGCAGCGGGAGAGCTGGATCCGGGACCTGTATTCCCGGATCTTGAACACTTCGACGGACGCCCCTTCGCTGGCGTTGTCGATCTCATCCTGGCGGGGATCCCATGCCCGCCGGTCTCCGTCGCCGGCAACCGGGAAGGCGTCGACGACGATCGGTGGCTTTGGCCGGCAGTCGAGCGCGTCCTTCGCGAGACACGAGCGCGGCTCCTGTTTTTCGAGAACGTCCCCGGGCTCCTATCTGCCAACGATGGAACCGCCTTCGGAGAAGTTCTCGGGGGCTTGGCCGGGCTCGGGTTCGATGCGGAATGGGTCAGCCTTCGAGCATGGGACCTCGGCGCGCCTTTTGTGCGGACGCGAGTCTTCGTGCTCGCTG